CGCAAGAGACGACGTAAGAGATGCTTACAGAGCTGGTATATCCGGTGCTAGACAATTTTCTGGCACCGGAGACGCTCAAGATGCTTTTGAAAGAGGACAAAAATCTGCACGTAATTTTAGAAACAACAGAAGATTTAGTCCTGACAGGAACACGTACGGCCGTAACGCAAACAAAACATTTATAACAAAAGCTGCAGACAAAGCAGGAGATAAATTAAGAGATATATATTCTGGTGCTGAAGAAGGCATTATGGGCGCTTATGGCGCAATGATGAAAGCTGGTAAAGAATTGTTTGTTAGCCCAATAATGAAAGCAGCAGAAAATAAAAAAATTATGGGCGATGCATTAAATGATAATGTTAGAATGTCCATGATGACAGATAAAGATAAAGAATTTTATGATAAATATATGCGTCTTGCTGATTTAACAAGTGACAATCAAGAAAGAGAACGTTTAATAGGAGAGGCAAATACAGCACTAAGAAACGCACAAATAAGCAGTAGAATGAATTATGGATTAGGACAATTAGGATATGATACATTAGGTAAAGAAGGTTTCGATTCTTACAAACAACCAATGTTTGGTGAGGCTACTCCCAGATTTAACATGGACAATTTTACGGCTGGTTTAGGATCAACAGATGCCGGCCAAGCATTTTTAGCTGAAGCTATGAAAGCACAAAATGAAGAATCTAGTGGATCACCTATTGGGAACGCTATGAAAGAATTTTCTTTTGGTGGAAGAGGAACTTTTTCTTCTGACGCAGAAAGATATCCACAAGTACCAGGTGGTATTGAATCACAAAATGTTTCAATAGAAGATATACCAACAATAGAAACTCAATCTAGTAACGTTGCAAGCATGTATCCTAATCTAAACATTCCTTTCCTTCAAAATAAATATTTTCCAAATACTGATTACGATAATATTACTTTAGAACAGCTTTTGGAATTACCAATGAAATCACGCATAGCTTTAGGTTATAATCCAAATATATAATGGTAAATCCACATACTGATGTATATGGACAAAATACTGATCCATTTAATATTAACGTTGGATCAACAACAGGAACCACTGGTGGGTTTGCTGGTAGTGGTATAACAGAACCTCCTCCTGACACAGGTGGTAATAATAATCAAACAAATAATCAAACAAACAACCAGACAAATAATCAAACAACTGATTTTTTTAATTTTGAAGATAAAAAACAAGCTGCACAACAAAAAGCTGCAAAAGAAGCAAAAGATGCATACATAAGTAGATTAAAAAATTATGCTTTAACAAACATAGCAGATAAAGGTTTATTAACAGATGAATCTGGTAATTTAATCTACGATACAGGATATGGTGGTGATGAGAGATATGAATTACAAAAAGACGTATTTGACAATCCTTTATTTAACGCTGCCAATGATCCAACTTTAAACACAGATTTATACAATGTAGATAGTTTCACTGGTGACGTTCCTGTTTCTGATTTTCAAAAATTAAATTTATTGCAAACTGTAGGAGGCATAGGTGGATTATTTCCACAAGATCAATTTGGTAATCCATTATTAGATTCAAACGGTAACATGATTATGTCAGGTTTAGGACACGTTATGGTAAATGATGTTTGGAATGCAGCTTTTGATCCTGGTGGTATTAGACCAAATAAAGATTATACTGGAGCTGGAATATCTAGTTTTTTAAATGATAAAGCAAAAGATTATTGGAGATCCATGGATGAAAATTGGTATGGCAGTTTTAACTATGATTCTTTTTTAGGAGAGCCAATAGGTATAGAAACATTAGGTATAAAAGATCCTAAATTCTGGCAACAAAAAGCATTGTCAGATTTAGATCCTACTGGATTTATGGATAGAGAAATGATATACGGAGAAGAATTAACAGATCGCGTAGCAAACCCAGGTGCTGCTTTAGTAACACCATTTGCTGAGGGCGTGATTGAAGGAGTGGATGTATAATGTGGCAGTTATTAGCTAAACCCTTATTGGGTGTTGCCGTTGATGGAATTAAAGGCTTTGTGGCAACAAAGAAATTAAACGGTGAAGTCAAGATTGCAAAAATAAAAGCAGAAAAGAAAAAACAAGAAGACATAGCTGCAGGTAAAATAAAATGGGAAGCAGCAGCTGTGGATCAAATGAAAGGATCGTGGAAAGACGAACTAATTTTAATTTGCCTACTGGCGCCAGCCGTAGCAGTCTTCGTGCCTAGTTGGACACCACATATAAAAGCAGGCTTTGAAGCCTTGCATTCTTTACCGGATTACTATAAACATTTATTATATTTAGCTTGCTCAGTTTCTTTTGGCGTTAAGGCTGGACCTGTAGCAATGAATTTTTTTAAAAAGGGGAAATAACCATGGCAAAAAAACTTGTTGGAAAGCAAACTAAACTTGACAAAAATAAAGATGGCAAGATTAGTGGCGAAGATTTTAAAATGATGAAAAAAGGTGGTCGAGTAGCAAAAAAAACTGGTGGCCGAGTTAAAAAAATGGGCGGTGGGTCTATGATGCAAAAACCTATGGCTGGAAGAATGTATAGAAGAGGAGGCAAAGCAAAATAATGGCTGATAAAAAAGATACACACGTAACAAAAGATGGTAGAACTGTTAAAAAAGGTTTGTATTATTATATGAACAAAAGAAAAAAATCAGGCACAAGCAGAAAAGGTAAAGGAACTGTTACTGATAAAGCTTTGAAACAATCTGCTAAAACAGCTAAAAAGACTAAGAAAAAGAAAAAGGATTAATGCAAGATGAGACCGCGATTTATCTAATCCTTAGAAAGATTAGAGAGCGCAAAGAAGAATTGAAAGAAGTTATCGCAGCTGGATTACCTAGTTGGGATGAGTACAACAAAACCGTAGGCGAATACAAAGCCTATGCAATAATAGAACAGGAAATACAAGACCTGCAGAAAGATGAGGAAAACAATGACGGAGAGCGAATTACCTAAACGAGTATTTGCATTAGAAGAAAAAGATTTGTCAGTAGAAGCTGACGAAAACAATAAAGTAGCAGAAGAAAAAGAAAATAGATTTCTTAAAAAAATACAAGAAGATGCTACAAAAGATATAAAACATTTACCTACAGAAAAAGTATTAGAAAGATTACCTGATCCTACAGGTTGGCGTATGTTAGTTTTACCATACAAAGGACAAGGTAAAACAAAAGGTGGTGTAATATTAACAGATGAAACAATGCAAGAACGTGGCTATACAACAGTTACAGGTTTGGTTCTTAAATTAGGACCAGATTGTTATAAAGACAAAGAAAGATTTCCAAACGGACCTTGGTGTAAAGTAAATGATTGGATTATATTTGGTCGTTACGCTGGATCTAGATTTGGAATAGAAGGTGGAGAAGTGAGAATACTTAACGAAGACGAGATAATTGCTGTGGTAAAAGACCCAGAGGATATCTTGCAATACAAATAAACAGGAGTAAAGTATGCCTGCAGAAGCGCAAACTAAAGTAGAAGCTCAATCTGAAGCTGAAGCAAAGATGGTTGATTTACCATCTGACGGCCCATCAGTAGATGTTGAGGTAGATCCTACAAAAGAAAAAAAAGTTAATCCTGAATCACAAGAATCAGAAATAGTTGTAGAGGAAAAACAAGATACTGCATCTACAGAAGAAATGGATGATTATGGTAAAAAAGTACAAACCAGGATTGACAGATTAACAAAAAAACTAAGAGAAGCTGAAAGACGTGAACAAGCAGCTGTCCAATATGCTCAAGGAGTACAAGAGCAAGCTAAAACTTTACAAAGTAGAGTTGGAAATCTTGATAGAGGTTATGTTTTAGAATACGGAAACCGTGTAAAAGCTGAAACAGAAGACGCTAAAAAAAGATTAAAAGAAGCAATGGACGCTGGAGATGTTAACGCTCAAGTAGAAGCACAACAAGATTTAGCAAGATTAGCTGTAGAAAATGAAAGAGTAAAAGCAACTGAATCTAAAAGAGAAAAGGCAGAAACGCCTGTTGCTCAACCAAATCAGGCTCAACAATACCAACAACCTAGAGCACCTCAACCCCCTGCTCCGCCAGATCCAAAGGCAGAAAATTGGGCTGAAAAGAATGAATGGTTTGGTAAAGATGAACCTATGACCTTGACTTCTTTCTCAATTCATCGTACACTAATGGAAGAAGGATTTGACCCACAGTCAGATTCATACTATAGTGAGATTGACAAAAGAATGAGGGATACTTTTCCTCATAAATTTGATAAACAAGTTTCGCCAACTCAAACGGTAGCCTCTGTAAATAGAGGAAACCAACCGATTGCGCGCAAAGGCACAGTGAGACTCACACCATCACAAGTTGCCATAGCAAAAAAACTAGGTGTGCCACTAAGCGAATATGCGAAGTACGTGAAGGAGTAGGCATATGAATACAAATACAAAAACAAAACTACCGTCACGCGAGTCAGAAACTAGGGCTAAAAGAGAACGTCCTAAAGTATGGACTCCACCGTCACAACTAGATGCACCACCTGCACCTAACGGATTTAAACACCGTTGGATAAGGGCCGAAGCAGTAGGACAAATGGATCAAAAAAATGTATCCGCTAGACTACGAGAAGGATGGGAATTTGTCAGAGCAGACGAATATCCAGAATTGGAATGGCCATCAATTGATTCAGGTAGATACGAAGGTGTTATAGCTGTTGGAGGTTTAATGCTAGCAAGGATCCCTAATGAGATCGTTGAACAACGAAAAGAATATTTTGCGAAACTTACGCAAGATAAAGATGACGCTGTTGCAAATGATCCAATGAAGGACCAACATCCTAGCATGCCTATCTCGAAAGAGAGAAGTTCTCGCGTAACATTTGGTGGCAAAAGAAACACTTAGTTTCTCCCACACAGTTACAAAACTTT